ATAAAAAATCCACAAAATTTTCTATTTGATTTAAATAAAGTTAAAAATAGTTTTTTTGATGGAATATTAGGATTAATTTATTATAATTATAGAAATCCAAAACCAAATATTGGATTATCAACAAATTTTGCAATTGATGTAGTGTCTCAAGGAAGATATAGATTTGTACAAAAAAATATACCATCATCTGCAGGGTATGATTATTTACAAGGGCAAGGATAAGAAGTGAGGACACAATTATTGTGCACATTTGCACATAAAACAAATTTAGATATTGTTACAGAATATATCAAGCAAAATTTCGAAATTCCAGAAAAGCGAATTTTTATTTTTGCAAATCATTCTAAGCGTAATGAATTGTATTGCACATTTAATGCAGAAGACAACGGACATAGAGGTAAAAATACAATTTCAATACATAGAAAAAAAGAAACTAACACATTGTATACGGTTAATGCATTAAATGAAGTTATAAAAGACTTAAATAATGGTATATTAGATAAAACAATGATTATTCCATGGGATGCATTTGAAAATTCTTTTATATTATTAGATGATCCAGGATATAAACGAATAGACTTGGTATTTGTGCAAAGAATTAACTTTTAGATATATTTATATATAGAAAGAATATTATGATTAAATTGAAAAAATTATTAAAAGAAACATATGCGTGGGAGAAGCGTAATGAAAATGGTTCTTTACCTACATTAGAAGATGTTCAAAACGAATATCAAAAGAAAAAGATGAAGGAAGTCTTAAAAGATAAAGACGGAAATGTACGAACAGATTTAAAATATAAAGATAATCAAAATTATCAACCAAGAATTGAATTAAAAAATTCAAAAAGTGGTGGCGGTACAAATCTTACAATAACAGTTAGTATAGATGGAAGTAAACCATTTGATATTGAATTTGATGATTACGAAGAAGTAGACGATCATGGATATGAAAAAGCAATTTATTTAATGGGATCAGATGCAGGCGGAAATAATTGGGGTATGGAAGGATCGATGGCATTTCATGGAGAATTAGAAGACTTTGAAATTGACACATTAGAAAAAGAAGAAAAATAATGAGTACATTACAAGAAAATATGAGAAGATTTAGAACTAAAAATCTTCAAGAACAAGCATTATACAAAACCATGGCTGATATGTATAAGGCTTTAAAGTCTGGACAAGTTGATGCTGCAGGAATGGCAGAAATATTAAAAAGATCAGATATGTCAGTTGTTTCATTTGATAGAAGTGGAATAACATTTGGAAATGATTCAGAAGCAGCTATTCAAAGTGTGTTTGCTGCAATCAAAGATATTAACACATTAAATAATGTATTTCAAATATTAAAAAGATCAGTAGAAGATTATATTGATGATGTCGGCGATGAACTTTATGATAAAAATTTCCATGGAGGAGCAAATGTTCCTACAGTAAGACAATCATTACAAAGACTTGGATACCAAATTAAACAATAAAAAAATTAAACAATTACACAAATAACTTTGAATTAACGAATTAATTACTTATAATATAATTAATAAATAAAACAAATAATAACAATTAAACAATTAAAGGAAAAAACAATGAGTTTAGATTTAAACGCTATTAGAGCGAAACTTAACCAATTAAACACGACTAACGACAGAAAAAATAATTATTTCAGACCAGAACCTGGTAAGCAAAGAGTAAGAATAGTCCCTTACGTTCACCGCAAAGAAAACCCTTTTTTAGAAATGTATTTTCATTATGATATTGCAAAGCGTAGTATGCTTTCGCCTATCACATTCGGTAATGCAGATCCAGTAGTAGAGTTTGCTGAAAAATTAAAGAAAACTGGAGATAAAGACGATTGGTTAATGGGTAGAAAAATTGAGCCTAAAATGAGAACATATGTTCCTGTTATAGTAAGAGGAAAAGAATCAGAAGGCGTTAAATTTTGGGGATTCGGAAAAACAATTTATTCTGAATTATTATCTATTATAGCAGATCCAGATTATGGAGATATTACCGACTTAATGAATGGTAGAGACATTGACGTTGAATTTACCCCATCAGAAGGTCCAGGACAATATCCAAAGACTGCTATTAGAGTTAAACCAAATACATCTGCAGCTACTGAAGATAAAGCAATTGCAAAATCAATATTAGATCAACCTAAAATAACAGATCTATTTCCAGAGCCAACATATGATGAATTACAGAAAGCATTAGAGGATTGGATGAATCCAGAAAATGCAGACTCAGATACATCATCTACACCAGCAGCAAATTCAAAGCCAGCTGAGACAAAGTCAAATGACAATGCTACTAAAAAGACAGACGTAGCTGAAGCATTTGACGATTTATTTAATAATTAAGAAAGACAGTTATGGCAAAGAAAAAGAGCGAACTGGAAGATTCGTTAGCATCAACTCTAGCAGATAGTATCAATAAACAATTTAAAGGACAAAATTATAAGTCAGCATTTTTTCTAGATGGTGATGATGATGCTCCTACAAATGTTAATGAATGGGTATCTACTGGATGCTCAATGTTAGATTTAGCTATTTCAAATCGTCCTAATGGAGGTTTTCCTGTTGGTAGAATTACCGAAATAACAGGACTTGAGGCTTCAGGTAAATCCTTGTTAGCAGCTCATACCTTAGCAGAGACACAAAAGAAAGGCGGATTAGCAGTATATATTGATACAGAATCAGCTAGTAGTGCAGAATTTTTAACAGCAATTGGCGTAGACTTGAAAACTATGCTTTATGTTCCATTAGAAACAATAGAAGAAATATTTGAAACTATTGAGACTATAGTGGAAAATGTTAGAAAGTCTGATAAAAATCGATTAGTAACTATAGTAGTCGACTCAGTAATGGGTGCATCTACTAAAATAGAAATGGCTATGGAATATGATAAAGATGGATATGCAACATCGAAATCTATTATTTTAAGTAAAGCTATGAGAAAAGTTACTAATTGGATAGCTAGAGAAAGAATATGCTTAATCTTTACTAATCAGTTAAGAACTAAATTAGGCGTATCTTTTGGAGATCCATGGACGACAGCAGGTGGTAAAGCTCTACCATTTCACTCATCAGTTAGACTTCGTTTAAAAAATACTGGAATGATTAAGGCCAGAGTAAATGGAGCTGATCAAGTAGTTGGAAATAAAACCAATGTACATGTTGTAAAAAATAGAATGGGTCCTCCTAATAGAAAAATTGATTATGAAATATATTATGATAGTGGAATTGACAACTATGGTGGTTGGTTAAATATCATGAAGAATTTTAAATTAGTTTCACAATCAGGAGCTTGGTATTCATTAGACGACGTCGATCCAGATACTGGAGAAGTTCTAGATACTATTAAATTTCAAAGTAAAGACTTTATAGAAAAAGTAATACAAAATAATGAAATGAAAGATAGGTTATATAATAGAATTTGCGAAGCATATATTTTTAAATATCGTGCTGGTATTGATGGAGGCATTGATGATGTCGTTGTTGATGAAGAAGTTATAAATGAAGAAGCGTAATGAATAAATATCAAGAATTATTTAAGCAACTTCAGAAAGACAAAGAAAGTATAAATCAGAGTCCTGATGATCATATTATGATTTTTGACGGACTCAATACTTTTATTAGATCATTTTCAGCAACTCCATCAACTAATGAAGATGGAGAACATATTGGAGGTATTACAGGATTTTTATATAGCATTGGAAAATGTGTAAGAGATTTTAAGCCTTCTAGATGTATCATTGTATTTGATGGAGTTGGTGGATCTAAACGAAGAAAAAAGATTTATAAGGATTATAAAGGTAATCGTGTTAATAAAACAAGATTACGAAGACATGATCATCATATGCCTAGTATCGAGCATGAGCAAGAAGCTATGCGTCATCAATTTAGCAGACTAGTTTCATACTTAGATGCATTACCAGTTACCTTTTTATCAATGGATGGAATTGAAGCAGATGATACTATTGCATATATTACTGAAATGTATGAAGTTAAAAGTAAAAAAATAACAATTGTATCAACCGATAGAGACTTTTATCAATTGATTAATGATAAAATTCAAATTTGGTCTCCTATTAAAAAGAAATTATATGATACAGAAAAATTATTAGATGAGTTTCAGGTACACCCTAAAAACTATGTATTATATAGAGCATTTACCGGTGATAAGTCAGATAATATCCCTGGAGTAATGGGCATTGGTCCAAAAACTTTATTAAAACATGTTCCTGACTTGGATAAAGAACAAGAATATGAATTAGATGATTTATGGGAAACATGTTATAATAATGTAACAGAATCAAAAACATATAATAAAATAATAGATAACAAAAATATTATTTCAGATAATTGGAAACTAATGAATCTAAAACTATTAGATATTCCAGCACAAACAAAAAGTAATATTAGAAAAATTATGGAATCATCAGTATCAGAATTAAATAAGATTGAATTTAGAAGATTATTTATGGAAGACAAAATGTGGTCTGTAATGAAAAATATGCCAGATTGGTTAAATAATACATGGTTATCATTAAGTGCATTTGCACAAAAAACAAAATAATTGGATTTAATAATTATTTTCTATATAATAATATATGACAGATAAGTTAAGTGAGTATGGATGGACATTTCAAGTTAAAGTTTTGGCAGCTATGTTTGTGGATAGAACGTTTCTACAACAAATTGCAGATATTATCCAGTCAGATTATTTCGAATCTGATGCTAATAGTTGGTTGCTAGATATTTTAATAGAACATTTTCGTGAATATAAAACACCACCATCAAAAGACGTATTAAAAGTAAAAATAACTGAAGTAGAAAATGACGTCTTAAAAACAGCTATTATAGAGCAGTTAAAAGATGTTTTTCGATATATTGAATCAGACGATTTAGAATTTGTAAAAAATGAAATTCTAAAATTTTGTAAAAATCAAGAAATAAAGCGAGCTATTATGGATTCAGTTGGGCTACTTAAATTAGGTAGTTATGATGAAATAAAAAGTAAAATGGATTCTGCAATGAAAGCAGGTGCTGATACTGATATAGGCCATGAATATAAAAAAGATGTAGTTGCAAGATATACAGAATCAGCTAGAAATACTATTAGTACTGGTTGGGATGTAATAGATGATTTAATGGATGGAGGATTAGCTCCAGGAGAATTAGGAGTAGTTATGGCTCCAGCTGGAATTGGTAAATCTTGGATGCTTATCAATATAGGAGCAAATGCTGTAAGAACTGGTAAGACTGTTATACATTATACATTAGAATTAAATGATAATTATGTAGGTCAACGATATGATAGTGTAGTAACTGGTATTGCTGCTCAAAACTTAAAAAATCATACAGATGAAATTGAAGAAAAATTAGATACTTTAAAAGGTGAACTAATTATAAAATATTATCCAACAAAATCTACAGGTGTAATGGGAATAAAAGCTCATATTGAAAAAACAATTATGTTAGGAAATACACCAGACTTAATTGTAGTAGATTATGGTGATTTATTAAAAGTAAACACTAAAAAAGATAAACATGAAGCTTTAGAAGAACTATATGAAGAAATGCGGGGGATGGCTGGCGAATATAATGTTCCAGTTTGGACTGCATCTCAAGCAGGTAGATCAGCTTTAGAAGATGATGTAATTGAAGCAGATAAAATTGCATCTTCATATGGTAAAGTAATGGTAGCAGATTTCTTAATGTCATTGTCAAGAAAAGTAGAAGACAAATTATCTGGAACTGGTAGAGGACATGTTATTAAGAATAGATTTGGGCCAGATGGAATCACATTACCAAGTAAAATAAATACAAATAACGGCCAGTTTAATTTCTTTGAGCCACAAACTACTCAAGGTAGACAAACTACTCAAACAATGAAAACAGGAGAAACATTAATTAAGAAAAATTTAGCACAAAAGTTTAAAGATTTAGGCGGAAGTTTAGGATAGTAATCATATTTATATTAAATTAATTGTAGACCTCAAAGTTGGGGTCTATTTTTGTCTAAAAAGAAAAAAAGGAGTCATATATGAACATTTCAAATAAAATTTTATCAGATATAACAGTGCATATGAAATATGCAAAATATATACCAGAATTTAACAGGAGAGAAACTTGGAAAGAGTTGGTTACTAGAAATAAAAACATGCATATCAAAAGATATCCGTTATTAAAAGATGAAATTGAAAATGTTTATAAAATGGTATATGATAAAAAAATATTACCATCAATGAGATCATTACAATTTGGTGGTAAGCCAATTGAAATATCTCCAAATAGAGTTTACAATTGTGCATATTTGCCCCTAGATCATATTGACTCATTTAGTGAAATAATGTTTTTGTTACTTGGTGGAACAGGAGTTGGATATTCTGTACAAAATCATCATGTAGATAAATTACCACCTGTTAATAAGCCATACGCTAAAAGAAAACGTAGATTTTTAATAGGAGACTCTATAGAAGGTTGGGCTGATGCTATTAAAGTATTAATGAAATCTTATTTAAATGGTAAAAGTTCAAGAATAGAATTTGACTATTCTGATGTTAGACCAAAAGGAGCTCAATTAGTTACATCAGGCGGTAAAGCACCTGGCCCTCAACCACTTAAAGAATGTATAGTAAAAATAACAGGTATTTTAAGTGAAAAAGAAGATGGCGATAAATTATCAACATTAGAAGTACATGATATAGTTTGTCATATTGCAGACGCAGTTTTAGCTGGTGGTATTAGAAGAGCAGCATTAATTAGTTTATTTTCTGCATCTGATGATGAGATGATTGGATCAAAAGCTGGTAATTGGTGGGAAACAGATCCACAAAGAGGGAGAGCTAATAATTCAGCTGTATTAATGAGACACAAAATTACTAAATCATTCTTTATGGATTTATGGAAACGAGTTGAATTATCAGGAGCTGGAGAACCTGGTATATATTTAAATAATGACAAAGATTGGGGAACAAATCCTTGTTGTGAAATAGCCCTTCGTCCATATCAATTTTGTAATTTATGTGAAGTAAATGCATCAGACTTAGAATCACAAGAAGATTTTAACAATAGAGTTAAAGGAGCAGCTTTTATAGGTACACTACAAGCTGGTTATACTGACTTTCATTATTTAAGAGATGTATGGAGAGAAACAACAGAAAAAGATGCGTTAATAGGAGTATCAATGACCGGTATAGGTAGTGGCACTGTATTAGGGTATGATATGACAAAAGCAGCAGACGTTGTAAAGCGTGAAAATACAAGAGTAGCTAAAATAATTGGTATTAATAAAGCAGCTAGATGTACAACCGTGAAGCCTGCAGGGACAACATCGTTAGCATTAGGAACTTCGTCTGGTATTCATGCATGGCATAACGATTTCTATATTAGAAGAGTTAGGGTTGGTAAAAATGAATCAATCTACAAATATCTAGTAGAAAATCATCCTGAACTAGTTGAAGATGAATATTTTAGACCGCATGACACCGCAGTAATTTCAGTACCACAAAAAGCACCAGCTGGAGCTATTATGAGAACAGAGTCGCCATTTCAATTACTAGAAAGAATTAAAAAAGTAGCTATGGAGTGGGTAGCTCCTGGTCACAGAAATGGTAGTAATACACATAATGTATCTGCTACCGTTAGTTTAAAAGACAATGAATGGGAAACAGCAGGTGAGTGGATGTGGGATAATAGAAAACATTACAATGGATTATCAGTATTGAACTATGATGGCGGAAGTTATACCCAAGCTCCATTTGAAGATTGTTCAGAAGAAACATATAATAGATTAATGGAAACATTAAAAGAAGTAGATATATCCAATATTGTTGAATTAGATGATAATACCGATCTTTCAGGTGAATTAGCTTGTGCAGGCGGTGCGTGTGAGATACAATAATG